CCAATTGTAATGTTGCCTTTAATAGTAACGGTACCATCAACTGTTAAATTGCCCTGTGTATATAAGTTACCAGTAACAGTTAAATTATTGTTAACAATTACTGCACCAGTGCCAGTTGTAGTCAAGCTAATATTTTGATTAGTAGCAATTGTACTTAGAGTGTTGGCTGTTAATTGTAACTGTCCAACTTGTAAGATACCTTGATAAACTACTGGATTTGATCCGCCAGCAGTTAAGTTAATTTGATTGCTTGAACTAGTGATACTGTTGGATGTGAAACTAATCAACCCAAGTGTGCTGGTATTAGTTACGTTTAAGGTAGAGCTACGGACTGTTCCGTTAACTTGTAAATCGTGTGAAGGAGTACCGGTATTAATACCAACGCGGCGATTTGTTACATCTAAGTACAATAGATTCGTCTCAAATGCCAAGTCTACACCATTACGAAGTAGATTCGACTTTAAGAGCGGACCACTAATTCGACCAAGGGCCATCTGCCTCTCCTTTACCACCGACTTTCACGGATATAGCCACCTTGCATAGCGGGCCTCGCTGTTGAGTATCGTAAAAACTTGGTCAGTTCTTACAGTAATAGTATTTAGCGGTTTGGGATTTTTAACCTAGTATAAGGTCGTAAATTACGGCATTGTCGCTCATGTATTGAGCATCTGCAAGCGCAATATTTCCGTTGGAATTCTGCCAAGCAGTTCCGTTATAGATTTCTAAGAAGCCTAGATCCGTGTTATAACGAGTAGTGCCTGTGATAGTAGTATTACGCTGGGCTGTGGTGCCTAAAGGAAAAACAGCTCCGTTTGTACCAGCAAAATTTACATAGCCGTCATTGGTGGAAAGCAAATAATACGGAGCATTATAAATTCTGTTAGTATTATTGTTTAGATTACTACCAGTAAACGGCACAAGACCATTGAATACAATATTACCATTGCCTTGTGCAATGACTGTGATATCATTAGCAATATTAGTACTGTAAATGCTATTATTAGCGATCGTGATTCCGTCTAACACTGCTCCGGTTGTGTTTATACTAGTACCGTTTAGCGTTTTAGCATAAATGTTATTCCACTTTTTACTAGACGACCCTAAATTATAAGTGTTAGTAGTCTTAGGAATTAAATCTGAATTTTCGTCTGCGGTAAACGCAATTGTATCAGTTGTTGCATCACCTAAATTGATTACACTACCTGCAATATAGTTGCCGTCAACTGTTACATTACCAGTAACATAGGTTAAACTGCCAACTCCAGTAACTTGCATGTTGCCGTTAACTTGAACAATTCCAATGTTATCCGGAGTTATATAAATGTTTTCGTTTATAGTTTTGGTAGCAATTAATCTGTCAGTAATGTTAACATTTGCACTGCCGACGCCGTTGGCTATAATGGTTGGATTGCTTGATTGATTAGGAGTTACATTTAAAGAAGTACTGGCTAATTGAATAGTATTACTGCTAATAGTCCAAGTAGAATTAGTAGTAGTTACGCCGTCAACTATTAAATTAACAGTTTCTATTGTTTGGTCGCCGGCTAGTGTTCCTAGGTATAATGCTTCAGGACTAGTACCGTAATTGTTGATACCAATGCGATTATTAACAACATCTAAGTATAATAAATCAGTATCAAACTGAACATCATCTCCGTTGAATTGCAAATTAGGAGACAGTAATTGTCCGCCAATTCGGCCTAAACTTTGTGCATATTCTGGCGAAATATCAAGGGCCATACGTTACCCCTTAATTATCAAAACCTGAGATAACTGTGATTGGTTTTGTTGCGGCCGCCGGTCCTGTGAAACGAACATAGTAACCCGTAGGCAATGTCATTGTAATATCTCTACCTACAGCAAGATTGCCGGTAGTAGCATTATTAATGGTAATTGTGTTGGTAAAACTGTTAACTGCTGTAACTGTTGTGCTGGCCGCAAACACTGTTCCGTTTGCACTGCTGGTAAAAATTACAGTTCCAGTTGGTGTTGAATCTGGCGGTGCGCTAAGAACAACAACAACTCCACTAGCACTAACAACAGTTTGGCCGCTGTTAAATCCAATACCGTTTACATACATTCCTGCAACAATACTAGTGGTACTAGCAACAATTAAATTGGTGCCGCCACCCCATGATGCAAATGTAATTGTACCACTTGGTGTACTATTTGCCACTGCATTTAAAACAAAACTTGTAGTAGCAGAACCGCTAACAATATATTGTCCTGAACGGAATCCTGTTGTATTAACAATAGCTTGACCGTCAACAAATGTTCCAGATTTAGTACTAACTACCATAGTTGTACTAGCAACGCCGCCACTAATATAAGTAGCAGTAACGCTGGTTGCGCTAACTGTTGTCGATACGGTTGTAGTAGGTGCTGTAGTTGCTATTGCTGAACCAACAATAATATCTGCAACACTGTTTAAAATAATACTAGTGGCTCCGCTATTTGCCAAAGTATTAACTGTTGTATTAACAGTTGGATTTTGTGCAATTAAATAGTTGGTATTAAAAATTTGAAAAACGTTTTCAACATAAATCATCAAATTGGCGCCAGTCCAAGTGCTACCGCTTTGTACTACCGCCGGTGGTGCAGGACTTAATGGGCCGTATAATGTGCTGATACCGTCGCCGGCTCCTAAACTCTGTAGTAAAATACTGTTTGATTCTTTATATCGAAGACTACGCCAACTAGAACTTTGATATACTTCAACTTCGTTAGTACTTGTATTAAGGCGCATCATGCCGGCCGTAGGACTTGCCGCACGTTGAGCTGTAGTACCGCTTGGCAATTTTAAACTACCAGGAGTATTAAATTGCACTTCGTCAGCTTTGGTAATAACCAGCCGCTGATCGTGCGGTGCTTTAGGGTTAAGATTTATGTTTCTTAAAAATCGCATTATACGCTCAATGTGCTTACAGTAGCAACAAGACTACTAATATTCATAATTGTTGTTCCGGACCCGTATGTTCCAGGATCGGCTGTGTAACTTAGTTGAATTGTGGTAGTTGTACTTGCTGTGCAAGCATATACGCCATTATACAATGCATTACCGTTGCCAGTAATTGCAAAATAAAATCCAACTCCGCCGCTAGTTCCTAAACTTGCTGTTGTTGGAATATTAAATGTAACAAGATATGGGCCCGTTCCACTTTTTGCACTGTAGCTAGTTACTGTTAGACTAACAGCGTTCGGCGTAACACCTGTTGGTGCGCTACTAGTAGCTACCAGCGTATCGCCGTTACTCATGATAATTTTTTCATTGTCAAATGTAAATGTTTCGCCTGCAGGTAATGGTAATGCGCTAACAATCATGTTGGCAAAATTGGGAGTGCCACCGCCTGGAACTATGAACAAATTTAAATTACTTTGGCCAACAGTTGGGGTTGCCGCACTATATGTGTTTACATTTGAAACAATCAAAGTGGTAATGGCAGTATTACCACTACTAGTATATAATACTGTATTTGCCGCGTTAATTGCTGTACAAGTTAATGCCATATTCTGTCCTTAAAATATCATACTTAAAAGTAATGCTCGATTCTTTGCTACTAACTCGTCGGCATAGTTTGTACTATTTACAAAAAATATTCCTGACTTTCCCGGGCCTGGAGTAACATTTGAGTATACTTTAGTTCCACCCGATGTATATGTCGGTAATGATTGATTATTAAGAGTTAGTGTGGCCGCCACTGCTACGTTTCCGTTATTTGCTCCTAATATTAAATCGTTTGACACGTCATAATTTTTAATAGTGTTTGTTTTGATTTTTATGTTATTGATATAAAAACCATTATTATTTAATTGGGCTTGTATAGTGCCGTCAACTTGGAATATTAATTGACTAGTTTCAGCTATAGGTGTTGGGTCTGCCGGGCTAAATGGCTCAGTGTAAGTGGCCGTTGTTGGATTTCCGCTGGCCGCTTGATTTAAAGTCCAGGTTAATCCGCTTCCAGAAACAATATAAGTTCCAGCAGTAACACTGCCACCACTTAAAAGCATACCAACCTGGACTGGGGAGCCAGTAGAAGCTGTAAATGTCAATACGCCAGGAGTAGCTCCAGAGATATTGGCGCTAGTTAGTGTTGCAGTACGTGTAGCACTGACACTAGAATCAAACGCACGGATAAGAGTATCAGCAGTGTAAAGTTGATTAACATCTGCAACACCTGGTTGGAATATTCCTGCCGCTACATAATTAGTAACAAATTTTCTGTTAGGAATATGATCATCTGATGTTACTCGAGCATAATAAGGAACACTTCCTACTGTAGCTGTGCCGCGAGCAATGTTTAATACGTTTAAACTATTATTCAAGTCAAAGTTAATATCAAAACCTGCTTGTGTACCAACTGCGGCCAGTTGAATACTTGTCAACGCACCGTCTGCGGTACGTGCTACAAATGAACCCGGCGCACTAGTTCCTAAGTTAGGATCATAGTGCGTTACAGATTCATCAAAAATAAATTGAGCGGCTGACAATATGCCGCGATTAATCTGAATACCCGAACGATAATTATTGGCCGCACTGATACCTGAATTAGCATCGCCCGGATTATAATTTAATTCAAAAATAACATCTTTTACATAACTGTCTACAGATTCAAGATAAGTTGTTGTACCTATAACATCCAAGTTTCCTTTGATAGTTACAGTTCCATAACTTACAGGAGTTGCTGATTGACCCACAGTGTCCAATGTGATATTGGCAGACGTGGTCGCAGATCCTACAACAACTTTGTAGTCTCCGTTACTTATTTTTACTATTCTTGACATTAGTTATCCTAAACGGGGAGCTTGCGCTCCCCTGTTAGTTATTAAGCGTTTTCTATTAGACAAGTTGTTGCTGTTGCTGTTCCAAATGTCCATGGAACTGCCGCACCGTCAGTATAAACTGTGCCTGTACCGCGTGTCAACGTGGCATTATTTTTTGTTAGTTTAGTAACAAAATATGTACCAGCCGATGCATCAGTAGCTTTAATACTACATTCGCCGGCCGCTGTTGCAACTGAAGATTTTAATGTTAGGATACCAGTACGTGTACCGTCTGTAACTTTATAACGACGTGTTGAAACTTGTTTAATAATATCAACTGTAACAGCTGAACCACCAGTTAAGAAACCAGTCATAACTATTGCATTTTCTTGATTAGTTGCTGTACCAACATTGCCGGTATCAGCGGCCGCTACTGCTGTTACTGTCAATGTACCTTGTGTACCTGTTGACAATGTTACTGTTGGAACTGATGTATAACCAGAACCTTGTTCAGTAATTGTAATTCCAGTGATTGTACCTGCGGCCGCAACTGAACCACCTAAGGTAATTACAAGATCGTTAGTTGATGTAACACCACCTAATAATGTACCGTCAATAGTAACAGTGTTACCTGAAGTATAACCAGTACCTTTTACGGTTGCTGTGATTGTTGTGTTGGCCGCATAGCTTGTTCCGCTAGCTACTGTAACTGTAAAAGTAGCACCTGAACCAGAACCGTTTGTAGCCTTTTGTGTCACAGTATATGTTGTACCTGCAACACCAGCAAATGTACCAGAACCAGCAAATGTTGTCACGTTAGTACCAGAAGTACCAGCCGCAATAGTTAACAATGCACCTGCTGGGCCTACTACTAAGCTACCTACTGCTGTTACACCACCTGGCTCTGATGGAGCACCGATGCTGATCTGTGTAGCACCTGCGGTATAACCAGATGAGTTGTTAGCGGCACCTAATGTAATACTACCGATACGGAAACCGCCAATACCGTCATCAGTTGTTACACTTGATGAACCAATGTTGCGATTACCAAAATATTTTTTATGTAAAGGACGTCCCATTTTATTTTCTCCTTAAGAAATAACGGCGTTCTAGGCCGTACGCAGTTGGATATCTGCATAAAATCCACACCATGTGGATCGTACTATGTATTTAGCTGGAAACGAAAAAGGACTTCCGAAGAAGTCCTTTGTCTTATAACAATAATGCTACATTCAGATTAACTGAATTTAACGTTACCTGAAGTGATAGCAACACGACCCAAATAGTCAGCCGCATTACCTAAGCTGGATGCTGTGTTAGACAACTCAACATAACCATAACGTGTCATGAATGATACGACTGGTTCAAATGTTGATGGATCTAGTACAACGCCTGAACTCATCAATGGAATGTATGGGCAATAGAACGCTGGAGCATCAGATTCTGAAGCACCTTTGTAGCCAATCAATACATCTTGTGAGTCACCAGCATAGCTGTTTACATACACTTTCATTGCATTGTTCAATGTACCAACATACTTGGTGTTTGTTGGTGCTTCGAATGTACCTTCTGTTGTACGAGCAAATGCGCTTGTAGTAGCAGATTGTAGAATTGTCAATGCAAATGGGCTAACAACAGCATAGTTACCAGCACCACGACGTGTACGCTGAGCGATCAAGTTAGCAACACGGTTGATCTGAACTGCCAATGCGGCATGCTCGTCACCAACGAATGTAGCTGTACCAGATACAGCGGCTTGGTCATAAGTCTGAGTAGCTGTACCTGCTAATGAAAGCAAGCTAGCCAATACTTCTTGGTCAATTTCAGCAGTAATTTCTTGTGCTAAAGCGGCCATAATTTCTGCTTCTACGTCAATACCTTGTTGAGCTTGTGCATCTTGCGCGGCTTCGAAAGTCCAGCGAGCTGATAACTTACGAGTCTTTGCTTCAACAGTTTGCTTCAAGATTTGAATTGACATGCGCTTACCAGCTTGACCTTCTAAAGTTGCTGTTGAAGCACCTTTAGCTGTAGCAGAGTCATTGCCTGAATAAGCTTCAGCAATCTTGAATGGGCTTAATGCCTCTTCGCCAGCCGCTGTTGCGGTTGAAGAATCTGCATAACGCACACGCAATGTGTGGATCTGTCCAACTGGACCAGTCATTGGTTGTACGCCAACTAGTTCATTAGCAATGACTGTAGGCATAACGCGGCGAATCACTGGAAGGATTACGCGATTTAGTGTGGCAACGTTACCGGCAGAGGTAGCACCAGCTGTTGGGGATTCCATCAAATACTTGCGAGTATTTTCTAGTGTAACCGACATTACTGATTTTTTAGTGCCGTTTAGGCCTTCTAAAAGTGCTTCCTTAGTTTCTGCCCAACGTCCGTTTAGTAGTTCTGACATTTAAATTCTCCTTAAATTTTTAGTCCAGCAAGACGGCGTATATCAATAATGTTATTGTTTTCGCTCTCACTGCTACGATTGGTGTTGGAAACTTTGTTTCCTGTGATTTCTTTTGCCTCAGTTAGTGCCTGTTTTTGTTTTTGTGGAGCTTTACCTGCTATAACAGCTGGTAGGTACTTGTCAAAACTATCGACTAGCTTTGCTGTTCTCACGCTCTCCATTAATTCACTCATAATTACTTTTTGTTCACCGTTAAGTGGCGCTAGCAATTCTGTCATGATTTTTTGACGCTCAATGCTCTCTTGAAGCTTGTGCGACTCTGCTTTTTTGCTTTCTATTACTTTTTGTGCCATGATTACATGAGCTTGCGCTTCAGATAATTCAGCTGTTTTCAAGTCTATGACTTTGAGCAATTTTGCAGTTTCTGATTTTTCATTTAGGTAACTGGTTTGATATTCTGAAGCAAAAGCCTCAAACATCTTACGACCAAAGTCTGAACGACGAGCTGATTCGATGTCTTCTTTCAAACTGGTAAGTTCAGTCGCTAGACCTTCTGTTACCAATGTGTCGACCATCTGTGCCGCTCTTTGTACAAACTGTTCCTTAACTTTTGCAAGTTGTTCACGTCCTTCACGGACTAAACGTACCTTGGTCTCAGCAAGGTCCTGCTTGTCTTTGTAAAATTCTGTAATTTCACGAGCCAATGCTTCCACTACGAAAGTTTCTAACATTCCAAATTTACTTGCCATTACTTTCTGATCTTCGTGTAGCTCTAATACTTCACTAGCCAACTGACGTGTAACGAATTCCTTCATTGTGTCAGCGTCTTGTTTCATCTTAGTAGCGTACTTGACTTTCATTTCTGCAAGTTGATTACGATCTTCTGTAAATTCAACAATTTCTTGTGCTAATTGTTCGCTGATCATTGTGTCCACAGCTTCAATCATCACTTGTTTGTCATGTTCGTATTTTTTGGAAAATTCTTCGCGTAGTTCTTGAGTCAGTACTTGACGAGATTCGGATAAACGAGTCTCGAAAGCCTTTTCAAGTTCAGCTTGGATCTCTTCAGAAATCACGTTGTTTTCAAATAAACTTTTAAGTGCTTCCAACATGTGATTCTCCTTTTATTGGAGTTTGCTTATTATTGACAATAAGCTCTCTTTGAGATATTTCTGTGCCTTAGGATCACCTTTCACCTCTTGCGCTATGCGCAAGGCATTGAATCCGCCGCGATTATTCATCAAGGCTTCATAAATTGGTGTAGGGTATGCCCCTGGAGCACTAGGTTGAGCCACCATATCTACTGTGATGATCTCAAAATCCGATACTTCACCCGATCCGTCACTCTTGACGTTACCGGATCCCCTGCTGGAGACACCTAATTTCACGCCGCTTTCCAGCATTGTGCGAATTAGTTGCCCCATAGGAGTTGGTAAAATTTTAAGTTTACCATAACCATTTGGGCCGTCCATCCACATGTTTGTTATCATGTGACTCACACGGTCCAAATTTATTTTTAGATCATCTGGATGATCCACTTCCCCGAGAACTGAATAGCCGTTTTGAATCTGATCGTTAAGGGTTTTGACAGCCTTGCCAATCTCTTGAACAGGATATACACGCTGGTTAGCGTTTTTTATACCGCCCTGGATGCAAATCCCGGACATGTATAAACTTTTCCCATCTTTGTCATCAGACTCAACGACCATTTTTGCTTCGTTGAAACTGAGATTCTCTCGG